TTATGTTAAAACGTGGTGGTGGAGGACATAAAGCTGCTGGAACTTGTCAAGTTAATAATGATACTGCAGAAGAAGAATTAAAAAAATTAATTGAAGAATTAAAAGATTAATAAAAAAGACTATCTAAAGAAGCGTTCACTTAGGGATTGAAGAAAAAAACTATAGTGAACAGCTTCAAGCGGGGCAAAAAGACCACATAAGAGTTTAATACTCCTGTGTGGTCTTTTTCTTTATGTGTTAGTTGTTTTTATACCATCAATAGACAGATTCAAGTATGCATCATAACCTTTTATTTTAATACTATCTTTATTATATGTATATCCTATTTTATCTAATTTTTCACATAAACATTTCTTGGCATAAGATGGTGCATTAGATGTATTTTTTGCTTCCAATAGAATAACCTGATTTGATTTACGGTTTGGGTGTATAATCATTCCGTCGAACTCACACAATTTCTTTCCCGGAGCATTCTTTTGATATACTAATATACTTGCAGGTATAGTTATAGTCGTATCATTTCTCGTATCGTTTTCCAGACATTCAATAAGGAAATTTACTTCGTGTCGTTCATCCTCTGTTCCCATACCTGTGCTAAGCAATTTCTTAATTTCTGCTTTTCGACTATTTTTTCCGCGAGTACACAGAACGCAAACATTTTCATCAACCGTTGGTTCTATTATGATTGTATTCTCTAAAAACAGATAGAAGATAAAAAACTTACTTGCCAAGAGATATCGCACATCGCTTGCTAGCTGAATGGTTACACTTCTTAAAATGTTAACTACGGATCTTAATATTCGTAAGGCAATAAAAGCCTTATTATTACAGTTCTTCTTTATCGAGACAAGAATTGTCCTTTCGCCAGAATGCCTATCATAATAACCTACCCTTACATTGTTAGTATGTTCTAATTCCTCTAACAATTTTTGCGATAACTGCTTATCTGTAGAATCAAATGTTAATTTCAAGATGGATTCATTCAAATAATCCCGCGACTGACGATGTTGTATATTCAAGATACTTTTCATATTCAACCATAAATCTTTATAGTAATCTAGATTATACAACTCTTGATTATTTATTAAAGAAGAAACCATCTTTCTAGAAATTCTGTAATAACATATTGCATTAGAATTTTCATTATAAACCGTATCGTCAAGTAATTTACTAATCGATTGAATCAAATAGTGAGCTGGCAATTGATTGTTATAATTTGACAGAAGTTCCCTAAATAACAATAATATTGCTTCGTCATTCCATAGATCAATTGTAAAAGGTGTATTAGCTATTTGTAAATCATAAGCTATATAGGAAACATTCCTTACGTTACGAAAAATCTGAAATACATAATGTAATTTGCTATCAATTGGAATGTTATCCTCATTAATATATGCATATATGATTTCTTGTGCTAGTAGTACAGCTTGCTTTTTTTGATTACATTTTTCTAACACAAGTAGAGAATTTAATAGATGAAACCGTTGATAATTCCGTTCCTCTATTAATTTCAAGGCAGAATTTTGAAAGCGTTCATTTTGTGAACTATTAATCAGTTTTTGACAAAACAGATCATCTTCATTTGCCAGCATAATAATAGCCCGTGATGCAGTGAATGTATTGTAAAAATGACCAATGTTATAAATAAGTGTTAGAATCTGTAGTATATCTCCAACAGTGGGTTTTTCATTCTTAGATAAATAGTTTATGTTCTTACCAAATTCTTTTGCTTTTACTGGGTTGTTGTATGTATACTTCAAAGTTGGTTGTAATTCTTTTTTAATTAACTGATGGAAATAAAGCTGCAAAATAGTATAATCATATCTTGATTTTTTCAGTTTCTTTTGAACTCTGATTACACCAAGTTGAGGAATACTTTGAATTCGGGTAATAACACCAATAGCGGACAGCTCTTTGTACAGTTCAGTAGCGTAAGCATATAAATCAACCTTTACTTTTAAGTTGTTCCTTCTGGGCTTCTGTTTTGGTAATAGATTGTGCTTAATGGTTGACATCTTTTAATCCTTTCTAATACCCCTTGTTCCAACATTTAGACTCCGAACAGGAATCTGATTTTATATCTGTTTATAGTCAATTGTTTTAATTTTCCTTAACCATACCAATCTTTTACTTACATGTTACTCCATGGGTCTTACCATAGATTCTATAAATTCAATTTCCTTTTCAGTAAGCTCATATTTTTCATAAAGTTCCTTATCCGTCCAAGCTCTAGAAAAATCTAGAATAGGAACATATTTATAAACCCCCTTAGGTGCATTTTGAGTATTCTTTTTGAATAATACTAAAAATCTAAAAAGTCTTGTTTTCATATAGGATATAACGTTCTGGGCTTCTTCGGCACTATCATATGTGCCAACAAGTAAGTATGTTTCAGAGCAGCATGTATCTGGTAAACCGATAAATGGTTTTCCAATAACTAAATATGGAAAGTCGCCTCTTTCACCATAAGCTTTTGCTATAAAGACTTTATATTTATCTACGGCGTCTTTATTTGTCTTAACCTCATCCTTATCTATATAGACATTGCGAGGATAAGAATACATAAATACACTATTAGGAAATTGACTATCACTTGTTTTTACTTTTGCATTAATACCAAAAGGCCGCCTTACACTTACAATGTTTTCAAAGCTTTCTTCATTTTTATTTCTTATTTTTCTTATAATAGATATTGCTTCATTAAAACGAATAAATGTATCACTATCTTTCTCTAATAGAGGTCTCATCATAGTAGAAACAATTCCATTTCTATATGTTCTAACAAGACAATCTCCTGTATAGTTTTTATTCCACAGGAAGTAACAAATACCGCCAGAAATATCTACCCCTGGGAAACAAATGGTTGAATCAAAATAATCTACTAAAAGTTGCAAAGATTTATCATTTAGCATATCATGTCTAAATGTATCAAGACCTTTTCCACCAGAATACCAACGAGCAGGTGTAATCATTGATAGGTATCGAGGGGACATTTTTTTGGCTTGTTCAACAAATTTGTTATATAGTGGTATAGCACTATTCCCAATTCCTCCTCCATCAATCATTTGGTATGGAGGATTGCCTACAATTGCATCAAATTTCATTTTTTTTACTCCTTCCATTTTCCAATAGGTCGGACGTAGTACCCGATCTATAAATTGTTTTGGTTTATTCCTTAACATATTAATAAGATCATCAAAATAGTGTGAATTTATAGGAACATCTTTAAATCCCACTAAAGTACGCTTTGTAATAGATTTTGCCATTGGTGTTTTGCAGATAATAAACACATTCTGCTGAACAGTTTCATTCCAAAGTTTTTCTTCAATTTCAGCAGTCAGTTCATCTTCTGAGTAGTTAGCACATTTGCTACGGAAAATGCTATATGTTACATAGAGTGGATAAAGACCTGTCTTAGAATTGATTTCAAGTATCTTGGCATCTTTATTACCGAAAGTATCTTCTGTAACTTTACCATGGTCAATATATCTTGGCTTCTCTATGGGCTCATTGTATTCCTTATCGTAGAAATTATAGCCACCAAGACAATCTCCCATATGCATATTTACAACTCTCCATGGTGTTAAGACAGTCTCTTTATCCGGATTTTTAAAGCAAGAGAAAAGCTGTGCTATTTTTTGCACACGTTCAGTTGGGCATAATTCATCTGCACTTTTTACAGCATTACGTATATTTCTTCCCGCAGCTACAAAGATTTCAGGATCATAATATTTGATAAAATCCTTAAACATTTCTTTAGTCACACCCTTTGGCATAAACTCATCCCAAGAAGAATCATCAACTATATCGACCAGTTTTTCCATAGTAATATCTTCATCAAAATTAATGTCTGCACCATAAATCAGTAAAGGCATACGGATAGAAATACCACGGAGAATAGAACGTGCATTTGCCGCTTGTTTGTTTTTCTCAGCTATTTCTTTTAATTTTTCTTCCTCTTCCGGAGTACGCTCCCTTTTGGGTTTTTTCTCAATTCGTTTAATTTCTTCGTATTCTTCATCTGTAAAGCCTTGACGATTAATTTCGATATCTTTAGATTTAGGGGCTGCTTTGGATGCACCTATAATACCTTTTAGATTCTTGAATTTTTCTAAATCTATATTATCAAGCTTTAGTAATTCATCATTATATAGATTGTTATCATCAAATCCATTCTTAACCGCACGTTCAGCGTAGGCACGTTTTAGTTGTTGCAACAATCTATTTGTATTGTATTTTTTCATAGAAGTTCCATCAACAGCAATAACAGGGCAATAATTTAAAAATTCCCCCATTATGCGTCTGTCAGATTCATCTGCTTTTCCTGCCTTAGTAGATATTGCAACAGATTCAGCAACCATCTTTAATGTTCTATCTGGTGCAAAATCAAATACATAACAATAACGTTTTATTTTTCCATTTTTATTACAAGGTGATTGAACACGAAATATTGTTTGCAGGTAATTTGCAGCAGAAGTAGAAAATGAACCTGAAAGCATAAATACAGCTGTCCATTCTGGTACAGTAACTCCTGTGGTTAATTTACCGCAGGAAAGTGTTATAGTGTAACCATCTTCTCCTGCACTATCAATGGCATCGCGAACCTTTTTTAAAGCATCTTCAGATTTTTCTTCTTCGTCACCATCTCCTGCAACATTAACAATTTCAAAAACCCCATTACCGAAAACGGGATGTTTTCTCATCATCTTACTCAAAGCTTTTGCTTCCTTTACACCTGGAACCATCCACAGTGAGTGCTTAAATAAAGAACGATATTCTTCAGTAGAGTAGGGGTACTGACTGTCCTTATCATCTTTGGTAATCAGATTAAGAAAACTCCACACATCTTCTGCATGAAAGAAATCACCCACTTTTACTCCTACTGGGAGAGGTTTACGGTCAATCTTTATATCTCCTGTCCAAACACGAAAAAATTCACGGAAATTAAATGCTTTATCTTCCAGCTCAACATAACGATTATCTGCTATGATTTTTCCTAGGTCATATGTGAAAATTCTTAATTCTGGCAATTCATCATAAGGGTTTGAATCTCCAAAATACAAACTATCCCATTCACGCTTGCGGCTTTGCTCCATAACATAATCCCAAGTATATATGTTATCATCATAATCACGCAGAATATTGAACGGAGTACCAGAAAGAGCAAGGAATTTTGTTTCATATCCGCTACCTTCTTTGACAATATTCTTTATCACAGTATCTCCTAATGCCGTAGTTGTACCTTCGTGGGCTTCATCAACTATGACAAAATCCCAAATAGTATCAAATACATCATCATTTTTTTCGTATTTACCACCTACTCTCTTGGATTCCCTTAAATCCTGAATAGAGGCAAAGTATACAAAGTTCTTATTGGATTTCAGCAATTGGTCAACGGTATATCCGCTGCTTTTTGAACCATAAATATAATCATTCATTCCGTGAAATATTTTACCAAAATCTTCAAACCAACCGACATCGACAACAGGTCTATGTGTAATAATAATAGTTTTATTAAACTTTAATTTTCGAACAACTTCAAGGGCACATAATGTCTTTCCAAAACGCATTTTTGCATTCCATAACATCCTGTTGCCATTTTTAAATTGTTTTAATGTCTTCTCAATAGCTGATTCCTGCTCTGGCCTGAACACAATGGGTGTGAAAGTATCCGATTTGGCATTAGAAAGATTGTACTGGCCTTTTTTTACAGCCTCTATCGCTTTAATAGCGGTTTTAATATCCACTTTAAACCATTCACGACTTGTAGAGTTTTTTAGCTGCTTTTTCTTGATGCCTGAGTTTTCCAATACCCTATGTACATGGTGGTCTCTGAATGCCCTTAGGACAGGCATTCCTTTTTCATCCTTTATAGTACGAACAGCAAGTTCTGTATGTAAAAGCTCAAATGTAATACCTGCTGTATTGGTGTATTCCTTAATACGTTTTTTTGCAGCTTGATTTAATGCTTTACAATTTGGAGGAAGGTTATCAATAGATTCCTCTGTTTGAATAGTAGTATCGCCTATTTTTAGTAATCCCTTATGGGTTTCATCCCTTATTTCAAAGATATATATTAGCTTATATTCAAAAGATGGTGTAAATAAACTATCCATCAGTTCGCCCCCCCTACTAAAGATTTATATTCAACGATAACCTTTGACCTCCAGTCTTTAATTCTGCAATATTTAGGTTCCTTGTCACTGTGAAGGTTTTCAAAGCTATCAAATAGTGATAATTGCCTATACCAGCCCCGCAAATCACATAATGGAACTGTAAATGTAATGCCATCCATCTGCCACAAATTCCAAGATATAATGGTGGCAATTCGCTTCAATTCTTTTATACCTGGTTCTCGACCAAATTTGAATTTCTTATTTTCAATGTATGTATATAAAAGATTTTCACGCGCTAAAAGCAAGTTATCACCTTGATATTCATATCCATATATACTTTGAAAGGCTCGTTCAGCCCATTTTATCCATTCATCTTCATTATCAACATTTTCGTTTACTACACGCATTTTGCGGTCTAGGAGACCTATACGGGATTGTAATTCAATCTTTTTGCCAGTAACAGTATCATATCGACTGACCAGATATGGTGCCTCTCCACAGGAGATTTCCATTCTTCTGGCATCAACATAATTTTTCCACGTGCGTCCCTTTTCATTTGGAAAGATAATCTTTTCATTTATTACTTCCCATGATTTGTTTTTTTGTATATTAAAAACATCTTTTCTGCCAAACCATTGCTCATCAATAAGATTGTTTTGTTCATTACATATCCATGAAGGAGTAAAGACTTCAGCCTTTTCTCTTGTTCGAACACTCTTTTTCTTGTAACTCTTAGTTGCTCTAGGTTGTATCAGTTTTTTCTTAGAGTTTGTAATTAGATGTGCCTTAATTTCACATTCGGCCTTATACATATCGCCAAATTTTGAATAATCATTTGTAGCCCATATTATATTTTGATTTGTAGTTCTATCTTTCAGGAGAATATCGAGCAATGATTGATCATATTCCTCAATATCTTTGATATCCATAATTGCATATATCTGCACTCTATCCCTCCTTTGGTGCAATTTATAATCAGCAAAATAGAAATTACTTTTTATCTTCATCCGGAACAAATTCCAATATATCGTCCACACCACAATTTAATGTTCTACATATACTTTCTATAGTTTCCAGTGAAACATAACCGTTTCGTTTAAGTCGAGTAATAATATTAGCGGAAAAACCAGCTTGTTTTTGTAAATCCGCATTTGTCATTTCTTTTTCTATTAACAAATGAAACAGCTTCTTATAGTGTACTGCCATCTGTTTAGCCTCCTTGAAGTTTCAATTAATAACCGTATTAAGTATATCACGCAAACGTGAATTTTTCAACATATAATGAATATATTTAAGTTGTAGACAAAAAAGTCGAAAAGTCTAATTGAAAAATCCAAAACTACAGCATTAAGCCTTCTTAAAGTTAATACCACTTTCGCTCAAATTTGAGCAAAAGCATAAGCATTACAGCCATCTTTACCGGAAAAAAGACAGGCTGTTTTTTTATTTTAGGGGTTCGAATCAATGGAATTCTTCGCTTATGAATGAGGAAGAAAAATATTTTTAGAAAATCCTCAACTAATATGCCCTACCAGGGCTATAAGGTGAGAGGAAAAATAATCCCCCAATGAAAGCATAGTTTTTCTCTCACTGCTCCTTGACAACTGAATACCCCGAAATGCAAGAGATACTTCAAGCAGAATATGCCATGACGATAATTCCGAGCGTAATTCTTGAAAGATAACGAGGTTGTGTCATACAAGGCAAACCCTCTGGAACCGTAGCGTTTCGGGTCATTAATAAAAGGCAAGGAGGTGAAGTAACTGAAAACAAAATATGATAACTTGCCGCAAATGCTTAAAGATAAGCCACAGTTTTGCTGTTGGAAATATGAAGAGCGAAGTGGTAGAAAAACCAAAGTTCCCTATAACCCAGTAACGGGAAAAAGGGCAAAACCAAATCAACGTGGTACATTTAAAGATTTTAGTTCGGCGGTAGCTGCTATAAGTAAATATGACGGTATCGGATTTTTGGTGGGTAATGACATATGTGTTATCGACTTAGATGATTGCTTTGATAGTGGTGGTAAGCTTAAGCCTGTTGCCCAAATTGTTGTAGAGGCTTTTAGTGGTTGTTATATGGAACACAGTCCATCTGAAAAAGGGCTTCATATTTTCTTTAAGGCCACAGGCTTTAACTTTGACAAAACAAAATATTATATCAACAACAGAAAGCTGGGAGTTGAGGTCTATGTGGCTGGAGCAACAAACCGCTTTGTTACCGTAACAGGCAATGTATATGTAGACGGTGATATACCGGAGAAATCGAATGAACTACAGATGATACTAGACAAGTATATGCTACGTCCTACCACTGTGAAGCAACTTCTGGATACAGAAAGAGAATCCTATCTGTCTGACAAGTCTGTTGTCGAGAAGGCATTAAAATCGGCAAACGGAGAAAGATTCAAAGCATTATGGCAGGGAGATACATCTGGTTATGCTTCTGCCAGTGAAGCTGATTTGGCACTTTGCGGTATGCTGGCATTTTGGTGTGGCAGAGATATTGGACAGATGGACAGACTTTTCCGAAAAAGCGGCTTAATGAGGGATAAATGGAATAGACCGCAGTCTGGCAGCACTTATGGAATGATAACCATAGAAAAAGCTATCGCAAATGCTACTGAAATATATAAACCAGGTGGCAAGCGTTCATCAACTACAGAAGATTTTGGTGAATGTTCTCTTACTGGCTTTAAGCCTGAGAGTAACAATCGCTACCCTTGGACGGATATTGGGGCAAGCAGGCTGTTTGCTGATTATTATAAATCTTTTGCCCGCTTTGTTCCCGAAAGGAAGATGTGGTTTTGCTATGAGAATGGCATTTGGATTCCCGATGTAGGGAATCTCAAAGTGATGGAAATGTGTAAATCATTGGCTAACCAACTGCTAACCTATGCTTTGACTATTCAGGATGAACATCAAAGAAAGGCATACATTGACTATTGCCGAAAGTGGCAGTCAAGAAGATACAGAGAAACGGTTCTTAAGGATGCACAGAGCGTATATCCCATATCAATGGCTGAATTTGACCAAGACCCGCTTATGCTCAACTGTGCCAATGGAACATTGTTTTTAACATCCATGGATTTTCATCCCCACAACAGCGAGGACAGACTCACAAAGATATCTGGCGTTAAATATGATCCAAAAGCAAAAAGTGAGCGATGGGATAGATTTATTCATGAGATTATGAGCGGAGATGAGGAAAAGGCAAAATTCCTCCAAAAAGCCTTTGGCTACAGTATCAGCGGAGACACTCGATATGAATGCCTGTTTGTTCTCTACGGTGCTACAACTCGAAACGGTAAAGGTACGCTATGTGAGAGCATTCTTAAGGTATTAGGCAGTTATGGCTGTACCGCAAGGCCGGAGACTATCAGTCTGAAAAAGAACAATAACAGTTCAAGTCCAAGTGAAGATATTGCCCGGCTTGCAGGAGTACGCTTTGTGAATATCTCCGAACCTAGCAGAGGACTTGTCCTAAATGCTGCACAGGTAAAAAGCATGACGGGTGGTGACACCATCAACGCAAGGTTTCTACATGAGAATTCTTTTGACTTTTCGCCAAAGTTTAAGCTGTATATCAACACCAATTATCTGCCAGTCATTACGGATATGACGTTGTTTTCTAGTGGTAGAGTGGTAATTATCCCTTTTGAACGACACTTTGATGAAAGCGAACAGGATAAAAGCTTAAAACGTGAATTTGCCAAACCGAAGAATCAGAGTGCTATCTTTAACTGGCTAATTGAAGGCTATCAGCTGTTAAAAAAGGAAGGCTTTACTTTACCTGATTCCGTTAAGACAGCAACGGAGGCTTATAAACGTGACAGCGATAAAATAACTTTATTTTTCGAGGATGCCTTGGAGGAAAGTCCTAATAGTGAGGTGCGGACATCCGAAGTGTATGCCCGGTATCAGCGTTGGTGCAGTGCCAATGGATGTTATTCGGAGAATGCAAGAAACTTCAAACAGGCATTAACAGCTATCGCCCGTGTGGAACGGAAACGACCACGTTCTGGTGGTGGAATGACCACAATGCTTATCGGATATAAGCTGACAGAAGAAGAGTTTTTTCTTATTTAAACACAGTGTAGCAGCTTGTAGCAAGAAAAACAGGTTATATAAAAAATCGCTCTCGTATAGAGAGTTTAGTTTTTACCTGCTACATCTTGCTACAAAGCTTAAAACCACTAAAACACTGGATACAACTCCATGTGTTAATACCTGCCCCTAGGGGAGGTCAAATCTTCACACCTTTTCATCCGGACAACGGGCGTGGGGCAACGCGTAAAAAAACGCGGTTTCAAACGGGGTATATACCCCACAATCCATTTTAATTTAGGAGGTAAACGATTATGACAACATCAACAACTTATAATAGAGCGTTTTGGAATGTTATGAAAGGAAAAGAAGAAAATAATCAAAATCTAAGCGAGGGCTTTGATAATGCAGGAGCCTATGTCGCACCAGACGAGTTCCGAGAAGGCTTTAACACTGCTTTGGCAAAGGAGAATATATTCCGCAGATTTGCTACTGTTATCAATCTATCTTCTGCAGAAGGTAAAATTCAAGCAGTATCCTCAACGGGTACAGCAGATTGGGTTGAAGACGGAGATCCAATCCCCGAAAGTGCCGATACATTTACACAGTTTCTGGTGAAATCATACAAGCTGGCATCTCTTGTCAAGCTAAACCGCTCATTTGTCACCGATATGAACTTTAATCTTGAAAAATATCTGATGGGTGATTTTGCGAAGCGTTTTGGCAAGGCTGAGGAAAATGCATTGCTTAATGGAAATGGCACAACACAGCCAACAGGTATACTTACGGCAGACGCAGATGTAGCTACAGCAGACAGTGTTACCATTTCTTTTGATGAGATTACTTCTCTGTATTTTTCATTAAAAGATGAATACCGAAATAACGCTGTGTTTATCATGCACGATAATACAGCCATGCTTCTTAGAACCCTTAAAGATACAAGCGGCAGTTATCTGTGGAATTCTTCAGATAACACCATCTTCGGAAAGCCTGTAGTTACCTCTCCATATATGCCTACAGTATCAGCAGGAGCAAAAAGCATAGTATTCGGAGATTTATCTTATTACTGGCTGATTGAGCGTCAACCAATAACAATAAAAAAATTAAGTGAGTTATATGCATTGCAAGGACAAATTGGCTTTTCTGCTTACGAGAGATTGGATGGGAAGCTAATTCAACCGGATGCTCTGAAAATATTACAAATAAAAGCTTAAATAATGGATTAGGCACTGAGTCATCAATTCAGCTCAGTGCCAGTCCTTCAAAACATCGGACAGGAGGTCACGATATGGAAAACCAAAGTAACTGCCGCACAACCAAATCCGATATCGGAGGTACGGTCTATGTGGTGGAATCACGAATAAGTGATTCAGCAAAGGAAAGTGCATATTCCAAGCTGAAACGACTGATTACAGTCAACGCAAAAAGCCTTTCAAAGTTATCAGATAGTTCATATAAACCCACGGAAATCAACTCGACTTCTTCAAGGTAGTACGGTAATATACATAGTGCTAAACCGCTTGAAGACTGTCGGAAATGGAGGAGAAAAATGAATAGACAGTCAACATTTAGCACTATACGTAAATCAAAATTAGCATTTGAAGAAGCGAAAATTACTGCTCTTTACTGCAGGCTTTCACGTGATGATGAGCTTGCAGGAGACAGTAACAGCATAGTAAACCAGAAGGCAATTCTAAAAAAGTATGCTGAGGACAACGGTTTTCGCAACATCGAATTTTATGTGGATGATGGGGTCAGCGGTACAACTTTTGATAGACCAGACTTTAACCGCATGATTGCTGATGTAGAGTCCGGTAGAATCGGAACGATTATCATCAAGGATATGTCCCGTTTCGGCAGGGATTACCTTAAAGTAGGATATTATACCGAGATTATGTTTCCTGAAGCAGATGTACGATTCATTGCTATTAACAACGGTATTGATAGTGCAAACCAAGCAGACAGTGACTTTACACCGTTTCTTAACATTATTAATGAATGGTACGCTAAGGATACTAGCAAGAAAATCCGTGCTGTGTTCAAATCCAAGGGACAATCTGGTAAGCCACTCTGTACCAATCCATCTTACGGTTATATTAAAGACCCTGAAGATAAGTTGCACTGGATAATAGATGAGAAAGCCGCCGAAGTGGTCAGAGATATTTTCCGACTGTGCATGGCTGGCTTTGGACCCACGCAGATAGCAAAGCAACTTGAAAAACGATGCATTGATACACCTACGGTTCATCTTCGCAAAATGGGTATTAACACTCCAGCAAGACCACCTGAAAACCCATATGCTTGGTCGGCTCGTACCGTAGCAGATATTCTGGCTAAAATGGAATATCTAGGTCACACAGTGAATTTCAAGACTTCTAAAAAGTCCTACAAGAGCAAAGTCAAGATATTGAACAATCCAGAAGATTGGCTGGTTTTCAAAAATACCCATGAAGCAATTATTGATGAGGGGACTTGGGAAACAGTGCAGAAAATCAGAGATGGCAAGCGAAGACCATCACGATTAGGTGAAATGGGAATGCTTTCTGGCATGATGTTTTGTGCCGACTGTGGAGCAAAGCTGTATCAGGTTAGAGGCAAGGGATGGACACACGATAAGGAATACTTCGTTTGTGCTACTTACCGCAAGAAAAAGGGTATGTGCAGTTCACATCAGATACGCAATGTTGTAGTGGAACAGCTTTTGTTAGAAGACCTAAGGCGTGTGACCTCCTTTGCCAAAGACCATGAACAGGAATTCATCCGTATAGTTATGAATAATTCAGAAAAGGAACTTGCCAAAGAACTCCGCCAAAGTCAAAAGGAGTATGAACAAGCACAGACTCGCATTGCTGACATAGACAAAATCATTCGAAAGCTATATGAGGACAATGTGATGGGCAAAATTCCCGAAGAGCGTTTTTACAAGATGTCGGCTGAATATGAAGCCGAGCAGAAGGCACTGGAAGAAAGGATATCCAAATTAAAGCATACCATTGATACAGCAAATGAACAGTCCCTCAATACCGACCGCTTTTTGGCACTGGTTAAAAAGTACACAGAAATTACAGAATTGGATGCAGAGATTATCCGAGAGTTCATTGACAAAATTATTGTATTTAAGGCTGAAAAAGTAGATGGCCGCAGAACCCAGCGGATTCAAATTTTTTATAACTGCATTGGCGCTATCGACTTACCAAACTAAACGAAAAAACGGCATAGCCGCAAATCTACGACTATGCCGAATTTTTCAGGAATTATAAATCCCTATCTGACCGCTCCTAATGATAGTCTTTTTTTATTTTAAAACATATCTTCAGCTCTTTTAGGTTCTATAAATGCTTCTCTAATAACATATTCTACTGATTCAGGCATAGTTAATTCAATAATTAAAGGACCTCTTTTTAC